GGGGAGCGAAAATCGTTTAAAATCAACAGTTTGCGAGGCTTTTGCGCCACATATGCGCCAAAAAGAGAAAAGGAGGGGGGCAGCCCCCTATTCCGCCGATCACTTTTCGCGAATTGCCATTGCGACCCCTCCGAGAAATCTGAGCAAAATTGAAAACGTCTGGAAGAAATTAATGTCACGTAAAAATTCAATACAAACTAGCAATAAACTTACGCCATTACAGGTCGCGAACATGCGAGCTGGACTATACCGCCGCGTCGAGAAGCAGATAGACGAAGCACATGCGGTAGTTATGGGTAAGCAAGACTGGAACCCCACCCAAGCGAGAGTGTTCTCTGCAATGCTCAACAAGGTCATGCCTGATCTTACCGCTCAGTTCGTACAGCACGAGCACCAGCTACAAGAAGCACCAGAGAAGATGTCTCGCGAGCAGCTAGAGGCTATTGCTTCTGGCATGAACCAGATAATTGATGGGGAAACTGTGGAGGAAACGGAATGAACCTAACCGCACAGGACGCAGCCAAGCATCTACTCAAGATAAAGGCGGCAGAGGACAATCTTCTTGGTTGGGTGAGGCTTCAAATGCCCAACTGGAAGCTACCTCAGTTTCACCTCGACATGATCGATGCTCTCGACAAGCTAGAGAAGAACACCCTCACGTCTCACCACAACCTATCGGCAGCAGACTGCGCCAAGACGGAAGAAGTACCCGTACGAAACCTACTAATCACCATGCCACCACGGCACGGCAAGTCTACGTACGGCTCAGTTCTATTCCCTGCGTACTTTATGGCTCGCAAACCCAGCCGATTTATTATGTCCACGTCCTACAACAGCCAACTCGCCACCGACTTCGGGCGACAGGTGCGTGATCTCGTCAACGAACCGCTTACATCGCAAGCTTTTCCCGAGTTCGAGATGTCACAAGACAGCCGAGCAGTAGACCAGTGGCGTACGACAGGCGGTGGAGCTGCGTATTTCATCGGCGTAGGGGGTACAACATCAGGACGAGCGGCAAATCTTTTACTTTTTGATGACCCATTAAAGTCTAGAGAGGAGGCTGAGAGTGCCACGCAAAGAAATAAAGTCTGGAATTATTATATATCCGCTCTCTCCACGCGTCTCCAACCCGACATCGACGGTATACCCCCAGCACAAATCATCATACTCACCCGTTGGCATCCCGACGACCTCGCAGGACGGCTCATGCAAACCGACGACTGGAACGAAGGACGTTGGCTTCACATCAACTTCCCAGCTATCGAAGAGAGAGCAGTTCAAGGAGACGTTGGTAAAGTTTCCCGTGCCAATCTACCAGTCGATCACCCACAGTACCTCGCACCTGGCGAAGCCAGCAAGCTTGCCTCTGGAAAAAGATACATACGTAAAACTGAAAAGACCGCCTTATGGCCCGAACGGTTCACCCTCGAAGATTTGGAACGTCGTCAAAGACTAAACCCCAGAGAGTTCGCATCACTGTACCAACAGACACCCTATATCCAAGGCGGTAACATGATCCGCTCCCACTGGTGGCGTACATACCCAGATGATATGAAGCCTGAGAAGTTTAACACCCTCATCATATCAGCCGACACAGCCTTCAAAGCACGCCAAGACAGCGACTACTCCGTCATGATGACTATGGGTCTTGACTCGACTGGGGATATATACGTCGTTGATGTTGTGCGTGAACGATTTGAGTTCCCCGATCTGAAGAGAAGAATGATTGTCCTAAACAATCAGTGGAGGGGCAGAGGTTTACGCGGCATCTACATCGAAGACAAAGCTAGTGGTCAGTCTCTCATCCAAGAACTTAAACGAGAGAGCGGTGTTTCCGTCATCCCGTACAAAATATCTACCGATAAAGTATCACGACTAGCTTCCGTACTGCCTCTCATCGAGGGGGGAAGAGTATTTATACCCAGTTCTGCGCCGTGGCTAGACGACTTCCACGATGAAATGCAGACATTCCCATCGGGTACGCACGACGACATGGTTGATGCCTTAACAATCGGACTGGACGTGCTCGCTCGTACACCAGCAACGGGCGAATATTACTCACCACCTAGCTTCTCTCTACCCAAAGCAAGCGACAGCTTATGGGGTCAGCAATCTGACCTTAATAAACTAAATGGAGCATGGCGTGGATGGGGCGAATAAGGACGACTGAGGGGTTATTATAGGAGTAAATGTTTCTCTATGGCACTGACTAATACAAATTACCGTGCGGATTTTGTCCCTGATAACGACGGCATAGTCGTAGACTTATCTGAACACGCTGATGCTCTCATGGCATATGAGGACATCTCTTCGCTGTTATCCGATGAACAGGAGCAGCGCATAGTGGATTACGTCCGTTCGGCAATGCAGATGTCTTATGATCGCATTTCTCGTAGGTATGACCACTGGACGCAAGCTGACAGAGCGCACGACGTATATGTCGATCCTCACGCTACGCAGTTCAGAGAGAAGGCAGTTATAGCTGATACCCGTGCCATAGCGGATACAGTGATGACATATTTGATGAGCGCCTTAACAGGTCGTAATCCTATGTTTCAGCTTGAGGGGCTGAACCGAAAGTCCCGTAAATCATCTGCAATAATCGAGCGTCTGTTACATCAGCAGATGCGTAGAACAGCAGGAGAAGCACGACTTGCCCAACATCTTCTTGACAGTATTCGGTACGGATACGCACCCACGAAAGTTACGTGGGATGCTACAAGCCGAACCAACACAATCACAAACTTCGATCCGAGACGCGTATTCCACGACCCCAGAGTACAATGGGGAGACTGGGAACGGATGCAATACATCATCTTCTCTGATTTCTCTTCTTACGACAGCCTCCTCCAAACGGGAATGTATCCCAAACTCAAACAGTACCCGTCGCTCCGCAACCGTCTCACACCTCCTGCTGGTGGCTGGGACGGACATAGATGGCACAGAGAGGCAGGACGAGGATTAAATATAGACCCAGCAGAACGCAATCGACGTGAGAGCGGAGGCACCTTTTTCGCACTTGGCGATAGCCGCGTCGTCGATGAGACTTGGATTAGACTAGCTGGCTATGAGATAGGCGTACCTCAGATAGATCAGTTGTGGCTTTGTATCACAATTCTAGACGAGAACGTGGTTATCCGTTGTCAGTTAAACCCATACGGCAGGCAGTTCCCTGTCGTTATAGGCGGTCTGTACCACGATGCCCACAAGACCTACTCGCAATCGTTGTACGATCTGCTCCTCCCGTTGCACGATGTCGCGACTTGGCTGCTTCGCTCGCGTATCGATAACGTACAGGCCGCCCTTACGAACCTCATGTTCGTTGATCCTACGCAAATTGCCATAGGCGACCTCATAGATCGAAATCCCCACGGCATCGTACGAACGTTGCCAGGTGTTAAGCCAGGTGAGGGCGTATTCATTTCCCAGATACCAGATGTAACTAGAGGACACTGGAATGACATCGGGGCAATGAGTGAACTAAAACAAAGAGTAAGCGCAGCCAGTGACGCGCAGCAGGGTATGCCAACAAGTGACGGTATTCGTACCGCAACCGAGATACAGCGTCTTACTCAGTTAGGTTCGCAACGGCTTGGCGTCCTCTCCCGTACAATTTCCGCAACATCTATACGACCAATGGTACGAATGATGGTAGCCAACGTCCAAGACTTCTTTGCGCCACAAAGCTCTATTCGTATCTCTGACAGCGACAGTGCTTCACAAATTGCTGACATGGTTGAAGACGGCTATCTCGATTTCTCACTCCAAGACATACAGGGTGATATAGAATACTTAGTCGTTGACGGCACATTACCGCTCGAACCCACTCGTAACGCTGAGACTTGGATCACAATGCTTCGTACGCTCAACGAAACGGGCATGGCGATGGAGTACAACTCAGGCAAAATCGTCGAAGAAGCCATACGAAGCATGGGTGTATCAGACCTAGACCAGTTTAAAATCTCCAAAGAACAGCAAAACGATGGCCCAACACCGTCTCAGCAGATGATGATGATGGAAAAACTACGCGGTGCCAACGTGCAGCCCCAAGAAAACATCGAACGTCAGGTAGAAAAAGGCAACTTAGTACCTATGAGGGAGGCTCCGAAACGATGACGAACCCTATAGCAAGCAGACATTGGGCATCTCAAGTTGATGCAGTTACCCGTGAGTACATCGATGCTCGTATTCATGAAGAATTAAAACCGATGAGGGACGACATAGAGGCACTTCATAGTGCAATATTAGCAGCAAGAGAAAGTCTACAAAGCGATTTAGGCAATGTAGCAGGACGGATGGCTAATACCGAAGAACTGCTAGAGATGTCTGCAAGTCGTGCAGCAAGATTGGCAAGTATCGCGAAGCAAATAGACGAGGATAGTTAATGGCACGTACTCGCGTACCCAGTGAACAGTTAAACTTTCGTTCCCAGAATACGGGGACGCATCTTCTTGATACGTACCTCGAGGATGCTGAGAAGGGTGGCCTTACGTTATCCGCATTACTTAGTAAGGTATTTGATGACGCGACAGGTGACATAGACGCATTTACTTTTACGTACGATGGTACATCAGGTGCAGAGAAGATGTTCCTCAAGATAGGCTCTGATGGCGCAAATACCGAGATAGCTTCTTTTACTCAGCTTTTTTCTGACCTCAATAGCTTCAAGACTACTGCATTGGCAGACATGGAAGTTAAAAGGGTAGATGCGGAAGCCAGTGCTGGCGAAGCTGAAACGGCTGAAACAAATGCTGAGACTGCTCAAGCAGCAGCCGAGGCCGCAAGAGATTTAGCAGTAGCAGCAAAGAACGACGCACAAACTTTTGCTGGCGTAGCACAAGGATCAACGCCTGATGCGATTGGTCAGAGTATACTCGTAACCCAGCTTCATTCAGAACTCTTTAATGGGAGTACCCTATAATGCCCAATATATCCGTATCCGATCAGCAATCTTTAGCTGACGAACTATCCACAAGATTACAGGCATTAGGCTCTGACACACCTAACGCTGAGTTAGTGTATCTATCCCGAATGATAGAAATTTTTAACGGCAATGCGAACCTGTCTGCCGTTTCTGCCGAGGGAACAACGCAGATTGCTGCCGTAACCACGCAAGGTAATACCGAGATTAGCGAGTTACAAGCGGAAGGTTCAACACAAACTACTGCCCTTCAAGGGGTTGGAGCAACGGAGCAAGCGGCTCTAAGCGGATTACAAACGAGTATCACATCAGCGTTAAACGCTTTTGGGATGTCTCCCGCCAAAGTCTATTTCCTGTCACAAAGCTAACGAGGTAAAAAATGGCAAACGGTTTATTAGGAAAGAAAGTGGTCGGAAGCCGCGATACTGAGTTAGTTTACACAGTACCAGCAAGCCGTGTTTCGACTATGAATGTTAATATAATTAACAATGGTGCAAACTCAGGTAACGTATTTTTATATGTATCTGATAAGACATATCAGTCAAAGGACTTCGAGACATACAACGCTCAAACTGATAGCTGGACTATCGACAGCGAAGACTACAGTGACATCGCTGGTTTCGGTCAAGCTACTGGTGTTATAGGTCTACTGAAAAATACATCCAATGATATTACAAACACTGGAGCCGTATCAGTCGAAAAAACGCGAAGTTTTACAGTAGATAATGCTGCTGGAACTATGTCTGTCTCCCAAGGAAACCATAATGGTATGCCTATCGGCTTTGCCTACAACACGGACTTTTATGTGCGAAGCGCAAATAATGGATCAACTTACTCCCTGACAAACTACAAGACTGCTGGTTCTGTAACTGCAAGTGCAAGTTCTTGGGGTCAAAGTTCTTCAGACAACAACCGTTGGGCTGTGAACGTAAAAGAGTCACATGGAGTTGCTTATGTAGGCGGCACGCCAGCATCGGGTACTACAAACATTAGTACCATTTCTGATTGGCGGCATCAGGGTCAAGCGAGTTACAATAACTTTAGTTGGGCTGCTGGTGCTATCTCCAATATGTCAGGTATCAAAACAGGAAGTGGCGAATTTTTCCTAACTGGCGTGGTTTTCGGGAGTATTTATATTTCCTCAAACGGCGCACCTACTACATCAGCAATGTTGCAAAGTTCAAACTTTAACCTTGCTCAAGTAACGGCTGCTGACAGTGGTATCATGGTTGGTGCAGCTTCCGTACCTAGTCAAGCTGACGGTGCGGCTGGTAAAATATTCATTGCTTTGAGCAATAACAGAGTTATTTACGCAGATTTTACTAACGCAGCCCCAACAAGTACCACATCAAATTGGGA